AATTGTCTTTATATTCCTCAAATATTGATTTAGCCTTAGTAACTGCTTTTTGGTAATCAGTTGAAAGATTAGCTACATGATGAGTTTTTTCAAAACAACCATATGACCTATACTCTGTGAAAGTAATGTAAAGGCAGAACATTTTGTTTTGTCTGCCACTACCTATTGAATAAACATTTGTCATATTGAACTCCTATTATTATTAAACTATATAACCTAGAGTATAATCTAGGTTTTATTTAAAAGTAAAGCATAAAATAAGTTTTTTTTTAATTTATTGTGTTTTTCTTGGTTTTTGGTACTATTCATTGAGAGTAATCCTCCGTAATCATACTATGAACTCCAATTTTATAGTATATTTAGGGGGTAAATTTAGGTTTGCCCCCTATGATTAAAGAATCACATATACAAATAGCTTGTAACGATTTACTGAATCAGATGGCTAATGTTTACTGCTTTCGTCATTTTCATGTGCCTAATGAGGGCAAGAGATCAATGTTTCTGCATAATCATATGAAACGCATGGGTTTGAAGTCTGGTTGTCCAGATTTAATTATTGAATACCCCAAAGGGCGTATTATGTATGTTGAACTAAAAACTAAAACTGGCAGGTTAACACCTACACAAAAACTCTGGGCTGTTCAATCCTCAGTATATGAAACCCCTCACTATATTGTAAAAGGTGATATTGATGAATGTCTGAATGAATTAAAAGATATTATCGAAAAAAATGTTCCTAAAAGGTCTTAATTTTCTAGGCTATGTTTAGACCTTTTTTAGTCTTAACACCCTCTGAGGGGCTTTATATGAGGTTTTTTTACGCCTTTTTGCCCCTCTTTTACGCTTTGCAGACATTTTATCTATTAAAACGCTTAATGTGGTCGTTGTAGTAAAACCACTCATTTTCCGACTTTTCTCATTGCCCTAATATGGGCTTGACGAAATGTACGCCCTTTTTTTAAATCTTTAGCCATCTCTTGCATATGCTTCAGAGTATGATGTCTGGCGTGTCGGTTCATTGTCTTTTTTTGTCTTGAGGTTAAGTCTTTTGTAAACCTTTGAATAGAAGCAACTTTGACCAATTACTTTTTCTTTCTCATTCTCATTTTATTTTTTTTCTTCTTTGGCTTCTTTTTCATTCCCTTAGAATGTGAGCCTTTTCCATAATGATAGGGCATATTATTTTCCTTTCTTTTTCTTCTTGCCTTTTTTCTGGCTTTTTAAAATAGCCATTTGTAAACCTTTAGGTAACTTCTTTTGTTTTTTTGTAAGTGCCATTTTGTCCTCTTAATGTAATACAGTTGAATGTACTACAATTAGAATAACACAAAATATTAAAATCTGAACCCATGTTTTTAATTCTTCAAAAGTTTCCCAAATATTTTTTAATTTTTCTAACATTCCAATCTCCCTTGTTTTAGTGTGTAGTCGCAGATGTCTGAATAAATCCATCATTAGTTTTTTCTCTTGGGACAGATACTTGGTGTATTGTATTACAAATTTTACATTTATATTGATGTAATGACCAAATATGTCTTTCACTTTCTAGTTCTACGACTTCTTTATTAAATAAAAGCATTGAATTTTTTTGGTAACAATTCATGCAAACCATCATTTTTTGGTATCTACTTTCTTAACCTTTTCAAATGATCTCATGCCACCTATACCAAGCATACCCAGTAATAAAGGCATCATAACCGACATATCAGCTTGAGGTATAACTATACCAAACCCTGCACAAATAGGCGAAATAAGATAATTTATGGCAAGGGATAGCCCAGAAATCCAACCTATAAGGGGTCGCCACGAACTTTGAAACCAATTCCCTCTGGCTTCAGCTTCATTGACCTTAATTTGAGCCAAAGCTAATTGTTGAGCGTGTTTTTCAGCCATTGTGGATATTTCGTGGGCTAGTTTATTTTTTGTGTCTTTGTCCTCTATAAACTTGCCTAATAGCTTTGACGCTACTGGTACTAAACTTGCTATCATATCTTTTCCATTCTTTCACATAATCTTTCGGCTCTATTTGTTACCTGCCGATACCATTTACTATCTTTCATTTGATTTGACGCTTCTTGCCAATCTCGATTATCAACTGCCTTTTTCATTTTGTGAAATCTTGAAAGTCTAGGTCTACCTAAGTTAAACATCATATTGGCTATTATGAGTTGTGCTTCTTCTGGTAATACATAAAAGTCATCATAAAGAAGCAGACATTCATCTATAGTTGTATTCAAATCTTGTTCAAATAATTCATTTACTCTTTCATCATCAATTTTTGTACCAACTTCTAAACCAAACTCTGGGTCTGTTTCTTTTACTAAATGCCCCACGCCCAAAGTTGGCAAGCCTAAATGATCTAAATATATTTCGTTCTTGTAGCCCTCATCTGCTTTGATTTCTTCTTTTAGTCTTTCTATATCCATTGCACCCTCTGTAAAACAAAAGCTATGAATTGTGTGGCAACCATAAAACCAATAGCCCAGAGAACATAGTTCAACTTTTTTACCTCTTTTTGCAAATGGTAAATATGATTAGTTTCCAAATGTTCTATTTTATTGTAAAGATTGACTAAATGCTCTTTGCTTGTTTTTGGCTCTAGTTTTGCCATCACTAATATACCCTCATATTTTCATTTACTTTAACTAATTTACAATAACAATCATAGTTTTTTTGTTCTTCACCTATTTTAATTGTCTGATTACTTAGATATTTTTTAAAATAATCACAATTATTAACACTTGAAAAATGAAGCATACCAGATGGATTACCTGCTAAATAACATAGTAAAACAAAGGCAGGTTTCATGCTAAACCATTGATTTTATTAGCTTTTTCTCCAGGATATGCCCTCATTTTAAAACCTCATGTAAACCAAAAACCTCTAACATCATAAAAGTAAAGAATAATAATAAAACTCCACCAAATATAAGTTTGCCAGAAAAGTTTGTAGAACCTAATCGGATTGCAACAAACTCGTTTCCTAATATTCTCAGTATTAATTCAAAACTATTTTCGCCTACTTTGACATCTAATGTTTTTTTATCCGACATAAAAGCCCCCTAAAAAACTGAGTGTCCATATTATAATCGTAATTCTTATAAACATACTAGCCCTTATTTGCTTTCCATATAAAAAATAATAAAACAAAAAACCCAACTATAGTAACAATTAAAACTGTAATTGCTATTGCATTAATTATTTTATCTCTTTGCTCTTGTTTCTTGTGTACGAACTCTGCTCTTTCTTTTCTAATTTTCCCCTCTAAAGCTAAAAGTTCATTCCACCCAGATTGTCCATATTGCATCATTATAATGTTTTTTAGGTCTTGTCGGTGTTTTTGCATCTTCTTTTTAGCTATAAGGCTGTCTACAGCGACCTTTTCAATATTTTCGCTATTAAATAATGATTGCCACATTGTAGGATTGGTAGCCCTTTTCTGCATATGTTGAATATCACTATCGTTCTGCATGAACGTAGAAACTTGGCTTGTCATTTCAGATATATCTTTGCCTAGTGCAATGCCTTGTTTTAGGTAATCAACGCATTTTGTTGCACCTGCTAATAATAATCCTATGCTTGCAGGGTCTATAACTCACTCCCTTTATATCTCTTTTGGAAAATCATATATTGGTGCATTTCCAGTTGGCATACCATCTTTATCTACTGGTACATCAAATAACTTTATAAAGTCTGCAAGTGTTTTGCAATTTGTAATAGCTGTTTCAATGGTATTACAAGCTGTTCTTACTGCATCTCTGTAAGTAGCTACATTGCTATCTATAGCAGTATCTTTTTCTGCTTTTCTGACAATTTGCCAATCCCATTTAGATAAAAGATTATTTGTTGTTTCTTTAGTTTGCCTTATCCATATTGTTTTTAATCCCTCATTGATAAGTTTTGTTTTTCCATCTTCTTGATACAACTGTTTGCCATCAGCATCTTTTGCATCTTCATCATCAAGTTTTCTTTCAATACCTTTTGACCAATAAAAACGATTATCAAAACTTGTATCTTCTTCTTTTTCCCAAACTAACTTAAACTTCTTTTTATCTTCAGAACTCCAAGCACTTGCCCAATTATAAGGGTGTTTGTATGTGCCATCTGACCAAGACTTTCCCTCTTTGATTATTACTCCATTATGTTTCCAAGGCATTTTTTTCTCCTATCTTGCATTACTAAATTTAAATGGTTGCTCTGCAAAAGCCATATATATGTGTGGTGCTGAACTTGCATTCATAGCTGTGCCAGTAAGTCTTAATTTGAAACCATTGCTTAAAAAATCTACAGTATACCCAGTACCAGCAACATTTGTTCCTGATGGTAATAAAGCTGAATCTATCGCATTAGTTGGATCACTAACTGAATCCATCAAAACCCAATGATAAGAGCCATTTGTCCTTTTAAGCAATACAAAAGCTGGGCGAAAGCCAGTAAAGACAAATGTGCCATCTGTTGAGCCATTGCCAGTATAACTTCCAATCTTACTGAACCCATCAACTGAATGAAAGCAATAAGCAACTAAATCTCCATCTGCATTTGCATAACCAGTATTTGAATAAATACCAAAAACACTGCTTGTAACTCCACCAGTTCCCCAATAATTTGAAGTTGAAGTTGAGGCTTGCGTAGTATTTAAAGATAAATAATTATCTTTACCAGTAATTGATGTGTAAACAACCCAAGGGTCTGTTTCGGTACGACTTTTTACAATTATAAAATCTGGTGTTTGAGATAATCCATGCCCAACTGTAGCATTAGATGAGCCAGTATAAGTTACAATACTAAATCCTGCACTTTCATTAATTTGTGAAATACTTAGAACTGAACCATCAAAGTTAGTAGAGCCATGTGTTGTATTAGTATTTACTTGACCACCCATGCCACTATGGTTTTGACAATAGTAATATAATGTTGGTGCTGAACTAGCGACAGTTATTGTCGTTTTATAGGCACTATCATCTTTTACAACTCCAGTTGTATATTCTGAGCCACCACCATGAGTTCCATCTGATGTTGTTGAAAATCTTATTGGGTGTCCTTGTGCTGTACTATCTGACCAATCAAAAACATATGTTCCGCCCTCTTGCAAATCTAAAGTTACTGCACTCTGAGCAAATGTTGCACTATCTGCTGAATTTCTAAATCTATATTTATTTCCGCTATCACTTACGACTACAACTTTATAAGTCTTTGTTGGTGTTGTCCCACCTGCTTTCCAGTTCCAAGCAACATAGGTTTGTCCAGAGCCATTTGTAAATCCATTACCACCACCACTATGTTCAACTTGAAAACCATCAGAGTCAAATGAATTAAATCTATTAGCACTTGAGGCTTCTGCATTAATTGTATTTGCGAAAAGATAATTTAACCCTCTGCTTGAATCTAACAAATAATGATTTACAGCAGTATTTCTATTCTTAATCCAGCACCAATCTGGTCTAAAACCAACTCCAGTAATATTTTGTGTTGTGTTGCCAGTACCACTATAAAGAACTGTATTAAAATGGTCATCTGCTTGTGTATCTTGATTTGGACTTATTGTAGTGTCTGGTAGGTTAGCTGAGCATAATGCTAGATAGCCACTTGGAACAGAGTATTTAAAATCACCTACACCATTGCCATCTGTATTCCCACCTGCTGAAACTGCACCTGCAAATGTAGAATCTTGTCCAAAGTTTGCAGTTATTTGACTTGTATCACCATCATATTTTCTAATTTGTATTTCAAAAAAATAAACACCATTTACATTTGTAATACTAGCATCTGTAGCATTTGTAATTGCAGAACCATTCTTATAAAATGAAACTTCGCTATCGTCTACATTTAAAGCTACTCCAATAATATCACCATCAGCATAAGTTCCAATATTATTTTGTGTTAAATCTTGGTCTACTCCTAAATAAGCACCACTACTTTGGTCTAAATTTACTCTTGTATTACCAACAACATATCCATTTTGATTGCCACTTCCACGATTAAACGGAACTGTAGTTACTCCTATTTGTGTTCCATTGTTTTGTCCATCATTTACTAAATCATCTGCTCTAAATTCTGCATACCATTTACCACTTGTAACACCGATTGTTGAACTTTGTGATTCTAAAATATTACTAGAGTTATTTGCTAAAGCACGTAAATTTCCCTGACTTATAGTAGTAGATGAATGCCCAGTTAACACATTATAAGTAGCAAAATTATTTTCAGGACTATCTGGCATATTACTATCTGTGGCATCAAAATTATAATCGTTGAAATGATTACTATTTCCACTTGTATCTGCACCTATTGTGCTTGAACTTGCAGTAGATTCACCATCTCCAGTTTGTTTGAATTCTAATCTAAAACCATTTGTACCATAGGAGCCAGTATATTCTTTTGGAATCCATACACCATTTTTTACTTCTCCAAGCTCATCTAAAATATAATCACCATCACTGTTTTGAGTGTGTGTGATAGCAGTTCCATCTAAAAAATTTATTTCTGCCATATATCCATCAAGATATAATGAATCTGTACTTTCTCTTCTTCCTATAGCGATTTTTTCACCAGAATTATTTATATTACTTGTGGCATTTAGAGATGGTGTTGCATTAACAGTCATATTTGAATTTAGTTCTCTTTTGCCATTGATATACAATCTTTGTCTATCTCCAGAAGTTGAATTAGTTGTGTCCCAAATTGCAACAATATGATACCACCCAGACATATCCCTAAATTTTCTAGTTGTAGTAAAACTACCAATTGGACTTCCACCACTATAGATTGCAAAAATTATATTTGAATTTGGATCAAATCTAAGTTGGTCGTAATTTGTCTGACCAGTAAAAAAAGAGTGATATAAAGTTGGACTTGTTCCAATTTTAAACCAACCACTCCAAGTCCAAGTTGTTCTGCTTCCTAAACTAGAAGGAGTTCTTGCTAAATAATTAGAAGAGCCATCATTAAACCTTAATGATTGTGTAGCAACACCATTATAGAACCCTGCACTAGCACCAAACCATTTTTCATTGCTTAACATTAGCTGAAAGCCAACTGAGGTGTTCCAAGTAAAATAGAGTTATCTGCTTTAATTATATAAGGCACTACATCATAAGCACTATTTGTACTGGATAAAGTTAAAGCACTACCACCTACAGTTTCATAATCTGTACCCAAAGATACTGTTCCTGCTGAACCAGAACTTGGCTGAATGAATATCATTGCACCAGTTTGACCTACATTTGACGCTTCAGTCGTAGGATTAGCTAGAGTATTTGCACCACTTCCTAAAGTAAGAATAAAGTTTTGATTTGTATCAAAATCTAAGGTTTTACTTGTAGATATTGTTGCAGTTTCTGTAGCAGTAACACTTGCATTGCCTAAAACAATTCTTCCAGTTCCATTAGGCGTTAAGTTTATATCCCCATTGCTTGTACTGACAATGCTATTGCCATTGACATCAAGATTGCCCCCTAATTGAGGTGTTGTATCTCCAACAACATCTGTAGCTGAATCTGATACATTAACTGTATTTGACGTAGTATTAAAAGTTGCGAAAGTTATATCATCTGTTCCATCAAAAAATTTTAATATGGGTGCTGTTGCTGTTGTGGTATCAAGCCAAAATGTTCCACTTACAGCAGAAGATGGTCTTGAACTTCCAGAGTTTGAGGTATTAATCGCACCCAAAACAGTATTGAGATCACTTCTAAATGAGGGAAACGATTGGTTTGCTATTGTAAAATCAGTTGCTTGCGACATAATTATTTATACTCCTTTTAAAAGCCTTTTGCAATAAAATCAAAAGTTTTAGATATTCCAGTATTGGAACTATTAAAAAATGCTACATCAAATCCAGATACACTTTTATTAGTAACTGTAAAATAATCACCAGTTGCCATGCTTTGACCAGTAACACCTACTGCATATCCAGTTGTCTTAAATGGATTTGTAAAACTAATTGATTTTGTTCCAGTTCCAGAAACAATATCATTACCACTAAATATTCTATCTTGCATATCAATCGTAACTGTTACTTGAGAAACAACTGGTGTACTTGCATTATCTCTTGATATTAATACAACTCTAAATTTAAAATATCTAGCTTCATATTCTCCAATAACAAAACCTCTAAAATCTGTGAATGTGCTGTTATCATCACTTGTTGCAATTTCTAAATGTGCGTTACAGTTTGCAGGGGTATCGCCATCAAAGTTTGAACTGGCATCATCAAAGTTTCCACTTCTTGCATCAAATAAATTATCTGGGTTATCAGCAGTTTGTGTCAATGAAGCAGTTATTCTTGCAGTATGTTTTGCACCAATATCAATGACATTTGAAAATTCATAATTACCACTAGATACAAAATCAGCATTAGCAACACCACTATCGAAAAGCCTTGTAGTATCATCATCAAAATTGCCACTTGCACTATCAAATAATTCAGAACTATCTAATTCTATAGCATTATCTAAAACAACAACATTTGTTTTTGTGCCAGTAAAATTAGGGTGTTCTGATTGTGTCGCTATTTGATTAAAATTAATTGCACTTGAAACATTAGATATTATGGCAGTTGCATTTGAACTAAAGTTTCCTAACTTATCTACTGCTTTTATTAAGTATGTTCCTCTTCTTGCAGGAACCGATATTGATGTTGCAGGTCTTGATATTTTTTCAACTAAAGCAACAGAATTAAGCCAATCTGCTGTTCCGTCTGTTTCCTCTGAGAATCTTAAATTATAAAAAGCTAAATCTAAATCTGTAACAGCTTCCCATGACAAATGTGCTTCTTGACCACTTACATTAGCTGAAAAGTCTGTAACATCTGAGGGTGGTGCTATTGCTCCAACGATTGTCCTTTGTGCTGATACATAGGTTGATGAAACACCTAAACTATTTATAGCTTTTACTCTTACATCATAAGTTTGTTGATCTATTACATTTAATATTCTGTGATTTAATCCAGAAGCAAAGCCAGAAATAATAAAATCAGATGATGAATTTAATTTATATTCAACTTGATAATTATCGACAAAATTATCTGGGCTTGCACCGATTGTAACATTCAAAGCTACAATAACTGTACCATCATTATATTCTATCAGTTCATCAGATAAAGTTACGCTTGCAGGTGGTTGAACTGTTAATGGGTTCGGTAAAGTTGTATCTGGAATTGTGGCAACCTCTTGTTGAGTACCAAATGTATAAAAGCTATCTTGATGTTCTGAACATTGTAAACTTACTGTATGGTCTGCATTTATTGATAAATTTTGTACTCTAAAAGGTTTTGCAGAAAAACTTGGTGTTGAATGTGTAATATTAACAATATCGCCAATAGCCAAATCAAGGGCTGTAGCGTCTGATCTGAGGGATATATCTAAACTTGACCTAGAACGTCTTAAAATTATTTCTGCCATCTCTTGGGCTTGATATGGGCTTGTAAACATAGAAAAATCAAACCTACCCTCTAATAATAACCCACCATCAGCAGTTTTCATTGTTGCGTGTTGATCTGCACTTGCTAATCCAGTTTCGTCTACTGGTGGAAATTGTGCTGTATCGGATTGATATTCTTTACTTGGGTTAATAAAACTTACGATTACTCTATTGTATCTGGAGTTTTTATTTTTACTCTGAACAGTAATACCACCTATAATATTATCTTCTGTCAGCGTTATAGAAGCACTACCAGTTGTTTCAACTAATATGTTATACTTGCCCCCAGTAAAATTTAAATAAGACCTAGAACCCCTTACAAAGTCTTTAACATTATCTATAGCTTTTTTGGAGGTATCAACAACTGTATGACTATCCATCAAGTCAATCGTGCTTGCTCCAGAATAAGGCGTAATATCGGCATCACATACATCACCTGCAACTTGCCAATCTGCAAAATTACTATCAAAATAAGTATTAGGTATACCCATACCAAATCTTTCATTTCGTAAATAATCTAATAATTGATAAATTGGATTATCTGAATAAGCCCAAGTAGAACTTGTATCTGCTCTATGTGAGCCACTACCCCCAGTAACTGTACTATCTAGGTTTGGGTTATAAACTTTCTTGCCTTGAACAATAGCTTGCACACTTGGTAATGAGCCAAATTTATCTCTATTCCATTGAAATCTTAAAGCTAAATATGCCAAACCTCTTAATCTATGATTGCTTGTCCATGAACTAAGAGTTGATAATAAACTAGACGCAGTTTGTGTATCACTTCCAAAATGAGGTTCTACTGTTATTAAACTTGAGCCATCATAAAAATTAGCATCACTACTTGCGACAGTTACTTGTGTATTGTCAGCTAAATCACCAGTAAAAGTAACTTGATTATCGTTTACAAATATTGAGGTAATATCATTGATTTCACCCTCACTTAAAACCAACGCCATATAAAGGTATTGATTATCAGTCCCAGAGGTTTCTAAAAAAACAACATTACCACCAATTTTTCTTGTTCCATAAACAACTGGAATAAAACTATTAGCACTAAATTTATTTACTAAAACACCTTTAGCATTTTGGTCAGCTTGTATTTGTCCAAAATCTGGTATGTCTACTTCTGGTGTAATCCAACCGACCACCTCATCAACAACGTCAACAACAACATCAACAATCGTGTCAAACACATCAGAAATAAATTTGCCTATGGATTTAAATAACCCCATTACAATCTACCCCACCTTATGTCTTTTACTGTCAAAGCTGAAAACTCCATACCCTTATCCCCAGAAAAAAACCTTTGCTGAGAATTATCTGTAGTTACACGCCCACTTGTTTTACTAAAATTACCCCAATGTGAAGTAACAGTTAGAACTAAACTAGCAATATCAGTATTATCAGCAATTTTATATTCATCTATTGTGCCATAAAACAATAAAAATGGGTCTGGAATTAATGCCATATTCGCATCTAAAAAACCTCTATAAATATGAACATCATCATTAATAATATTTTCATTTAAAGCAACTGCTACATAAGCTAATTCAACTGCTGATAAATTTATAGTCAAAGAGTTTTTAGATGGTCTATTTGTTTCACTTACCCCAGTTACAGCCCTTAAATGACCATTTGAAAGATAAGTTCTTGATGAACCAGATACACTTGATGTTATGTCAAAACTTGCATTAGTTAAATAAATTGGAGTTGAAAAACCAAACTCTATTAAAAGAACTGGTGCAATATTGCCAGTTGCTAGTTCGGTTTTAACTGCACTTGTCAAACCCCTAGCCATTTACAAACTTTCTATAACATCAAACTGGTAATTGTATAATAATTCTCCATCTTTATGACTATTGCTTGAGTTAAACTCTTGAACATCACTTGTTAAATGTACTGTAAATGGCACACTATCATAAGTTACTGAACTATTATTGTCTAACGCTTCCCTCAATGGTGGTTCTATCGTTACTGTTGCAGAATTACTTGATGATGTTACATCTTCAACCACCATATAAACCTTATCATGTGCAAACTTAATTAAATCACCTGCTTTTAACCTACCTGCTCCATCACTTGCAAAACCATCTATTGCAATAGTGGTATCGCTTGCAGAGTGTACCCCATTGACTAACAAAGTGCCAGTTTCATTACCTTGGGCGTTCATGTAACTAGGCAATGTAATCGTAAAGTTTTCTTTCCTAGACCTTTGTTTCATTATAAATGCCATAATAGGAGCAAACTCTGAGCGTTTCATAGGAGGATATGAAACTGTAAAACTAAACCTTTGACCTTGTACTTGTCTTCTAAAAGTCTTTCCACTATCGGTTTCAGAGAATAATGTCTTTTGATTATTCTTAAAATTTAAAGCACTAAATCTAACATTTGGTAAAGCACCACTCATACTATTGCCATTCTACCTTTTTCGTTTACAGCTTGATTAATCATATTCACGATAACCCCTCTGCTATTAACTAATAACTCATTGAACCCTCTGGCATCAACTGTATTAATATTAAAATTAACTGTTACTGGTTGTCCCATGCCTAGCTTATCATTTGGCACTATAGTTCCTGCTTGATCTGGAACAAATAACTCAGCACCTTTTTCACCAACTATACTTGGTCTACCTACTGGGGGTCTACCACCCTCTGCAAATCCTTTTATTTTGTTAATTAAAGAACTACCAAATGCAATAGCACCACCAACAGCCACAATATTTAATGGGAATGGTATACTAGCAAATGTTTTCATTGCTCCCTCAAACAAACTAATCATTGATTTTTTTATAGCGTCTGCTTTAAATAAAGCCATAGATTTTGCAAATGCCATCTTTACTGCTTCGCCTATAAGCATTTCAATAAAACTTCTTACTACAAAGTCTTTTAAATTTGAAAAATTAAGTTTTCCAGTAATAACAAAATCTGTAAGAGTTTGTTTTAATTTACCAAAACTTTGTTTTCCTATGTCCTCAATCTGTTTAAAACCAGACTTTTGACCATTAACAGCTTCCATAAAACCCTTTGAAAAAGATTCATATGCTTTTGTTAACATTCCAACTTCTTCAGTTTGACCTCTTAAATCAACATTTATTTCTTTTAATGGTACTTGAAAAACTGCATCTCTTAATCGTTTTAAAACCCCAGTTACTGCTTCAAATTGCTCTTTATTACCTTTTACTTTGTCTTGTAAATCCATAAGTTGACTTATTAATGGCTGTACATCTGTTGCCATAAATGTTTGAAAAGCATCTGTACTGCTGTTTTTAAATGTTTCAAGTTGTGCTACAACAACTTCCATTTCTGCTTTAAAATCTTCCAAAGATTTAGGTTTCTCGAACATTTTAAAAAATTTATCAGTAGCCCCAGTTAATTCAGCTATGGTCACGCCTAAAGCAAGCAAAACACCTATTACTGTAGTTTTAGATATTTTTGACATTGTTATCATAGCTAAACCAACTTTTCTTACAGCTAAAGCCAAGCCTAAAAAACCTTTTGCTATTTTAAATGCCACTACACCCATTGCTAACCCTTTAATGGTTTCAAAATTATCATGTAAAAATTTCACTGCATTGCTTGTAAAAATTACAGCGTCTGATAATCCTTTTCCTATAGCTTTTGCAACTTTTTGTATAACATCTTCATTATCAGCTAACGCTTTATCTAAAGTGCCAAATTCTTTTTTTAAGCCAACAAAAAATGCTTCAGCTACAGTTTTTTGAAAAGCGAAAAATTTATCGCCTATCATAGAAAGTGTACCCTCTAATGTATTAGCTAGATCATCAGTTGCGTTTGCAAATTCTCCATCTTTGCCAAAAACCCTAAATAACGCTTCTCTAGTTTGCTCTACAGATACTTTTGCACCTGCACTAAATCCTAATAGAGATTTAACGCCTTTTTCTCTAAATATATCTGCACTAGAGATACCTGCTGATAATGACCTTTGGATTTGTTCTGCTGTTGTCCTAAAATCTAGCCCAGTTACTGACGCTACATTTCCAGTGATTTCTAAAACTTTTGAAAGTTCATCTGCATCTTTACTTACAACAGCTAAAACCCCTGCACCCTGCTGTATTTGTTCTAAAGAAAATGGCACTCTTGACGCAAACTTTGACATTACATCAAAAGCCTTTGCACCCTCTTCAACGCTTCCAAATAAAAATTTTAGTCTAATTTGTAGAGATTCTACTTGTTTACCAACATCAATAAATGATTTGACAACCAAACCTGCTCCCAAGCCAATAAAAGCATTTTTAAGATTTAAAACAGAGGTTTTAACTTTATCGACATTATTCATAGCTTTATCCATAGCCATTTTGGTTTTGTCTTTAGCTATAATGTCAATATTTACTGATTTAGTTGCCACGCCTTGCCCTTGCTATTCTTTCCTGCCTATCTTGTTCCTCTTTTTGCAAATCAAAATATGCTATCCACATATTAAACTCATAAACTGGCATTTGCAATATTTCGGAAGCTGACTTATGAAGTTTCTCTGCTAAACCAAAGATATTATGCAACTCTGGGTTGTTCTTTAGTTTTTTTTAACGTCATCTATATTGTCTGTATCAGTTCCCATTATTTTTGTAGCAACATCTGATATTATATTTGTATCTGCTTTTGTGCGAAATGCTAACTTTTGAGTATCGTTAAACATTTTATCGCCATCTTTCGTCAATGCTTTTAAAATTATAACATCAATAAGAACATCTAAATCGGTATTCGTAGCACCTTTAAATATCTTTTGTTTTTCAAGCATATTAAAAGGCTTGGAATAAATTGATTTTTCACCTACTAAACCCCACTCTGGAACTTCAATAACTTGAGTTTCTAAAGAGTTAAAATGTTCTCTTATGCCATCAAAATAATCTATTTTTTCAGACATTAGACAGTACCGATTGTCAATGCTCCGTTACCTTGTAATGCAACAGTTCTTGTAGTCATGCCATCTAGCGTAACTCCTAATGACACACTTGTAACTATGCCAGTACCACTAAAACTTTGATCTCCAGAAGTGTTGCCCTCTGGTAAGAACACAAAAGATAAACTTGAACCACCAGTTAATGATTCTTGTTGTGCATTTTCTTCATTATAATTCATATCAATAGAAGCTGTAAATGTACCTCTACCTGCTTTAAAAGTTTTGCTTGAATCTTCTAATGAAGTATCTTCAACAACGTCATGTGTGGTGTCTATACTAAAACCCGTAACATTACCGATTGCAGTTCCACCTACAGTAACAACGCCCTCTTTTCCATGATGTGTAGCCATTTAGACCTCCTTTTCTTCGTCTTGGTTTATCACTTCTTCTTTTTTCTTTGTAGCATTTTTTTCAGTAGTTTTGTAGCCTAATTTTTTATAATGCTCCAAAAAATCTTCTGATATAGTAATTTCATCATCACCTTTTATCATTCTAATATCTTTAGCCATAATTATGCACTCCCTCTTGTAAATTCATAGAATACTCTTGCTGTAACTCTAACGCCACCATATGGGTAGATTGTACCCTCATCAGTGCTTACGTCAACTATTTGTGTATCTAAAGCATTTCCATTTCTTGTAACATCATTATCAAGTGTTTCTTCTATGACTTCTATTAATTGATTTCTAACTGTATCAATATTAGAAGATGTACCTTTGCCAAAAGCAACAATAAGAAAATCTATAGTTCCAGAGTATGTTCCAGAACCAGTATCGCCAATGCTTAAAACTTCTCTTGTTTCATCACCAGATTGTATAAACATAGCAGGAAATTGTGCATCTGAAAGTTCCTCTACTTCAAATGGTTCTCTTGTAATTTTTTTGAACTCAATGGGGCTTGTAACTGCATCAAGTTTAGTAATTATATCACTAGCTATGTTTTCTCTTTTGCTCATATTCTCATCTGCTTAAAATAAAATTTTGAAAATTCATTTCTCAATTTATCTTCTTCTTTATTACCGATAGCAAAAAAAGGTCTGGTAATTCTGCGTTTACCCACTCCTAAACTATCGTGATAACTCGCTATCTTTTCTCTTTCTTTATTGGCAAAAAACAATGTGCTTTTGAACCCACCAGTTTTAAAGTCTAAACTTCTAAACATTTTTCCAGTATCAGTAAGGTCTACAAAACCAGTTTGTCTACCCCTTTTTTTTCGGCTTCTGATAGTGCCTTTTGCATAAGAACGCATTTTACCACCATCTGGCAGTTTTCCTGCTTGGGTACGCTTTGTAATCATAAGAACAGCCATATTTGACACTCTTTTAAGACTTTTTTGAATAACTGATTTTTGTTTGCGTGTAATATTTTTCAGAAGTTTTTTTACTTCAATATTATTCACATTTACTTTTATGTCTACAGCCATTATCTCACAAGGCGTAAATGATGTATTGGTTCTTTTTCAGAATCAGAAACAGTACCCCCACCATCTTCATCATACTCCACGCCATCTCTTAGTATAGCTTGAAATTCTTCTTCATATCTATCTCGGTAAAAATCTATCTGAACTTGAAAAGCATCTTTACCCTCGCCAGTATCTGGATCACGCCATTTTGTCAAAATCGGATAAACATACTTCCATAAACACAAATAAACTACTGATTGTGTCCATTGTGAATCAGTTAATTTGGAACTATCCATCTCTACTGATGTAATCTTAGTAATGTCTTTGTAACGTACTTGATGTCTGTATCTTTCCCACCATTCTTCTCGAACTCGTCTTAATACATCATTTTCTGCGAATTGTAATTGGTCAGCAAAATCTGATATGCCAAACCCTAGAATATCTGGTTGAATTTTTGTAAGACTAGTATTTGTTACATTAAATTCGTTAGTAGCCATTACTCAGCCTTTTTGGTTGTCTTTTTAGGTTTAGGTTCTTCTTCAATAATAGTTTGATCTGTTGGTGGTTCTGGTGTTGGTTCTGGCTTTGCAGGTTTGCCATCATCTAATGCCCAACCACGTCTAGCCCAAATGTCTTTGTTGTTTTCGTAATCGACTTTATTTCTTTCAATAACTCTATTGTCTTTTTTAAGTTTGACCATTTCCATAATAATAATTCCTTAAAAAAGGGGTGGTTGCCCACCCCATAAGTTTTAACTTGCAACTGAGTCTGCTGTTAATTTAACTCCATATGTGTCATGGATTTCACCAACACCATAAACTGCTGTAGCAACTATCTCATCTGCTCTTAATGAAGCATCTCTTTGTGATTCAATCTTGAGGTCTTGCATCATTGCTAATGCAAGTGCATCTTGAGAAAATACACCACCGATACTATCATCAGAACCATCTACAGAAATATTACTTGATTCAAATATCTCAATTCCTGCGATTTGACCAACAAAACCACTTCTCATAGCTTCGTTTGATATTTCTGTATTTAATCCTGCAAATGTATTTGTTAATGACTTTTTAACATTAAATATTTGCTTAGGGTGAAATACGCCATAGTAAGGTGCAGGGGCATTATTTGTTCTCAACTCTGCTGACGCTTCAAATAAATCTTGAACTGTTAACTCTTGACCTGCTCCACCTGCTTTTTCTGTAGAAAAGCCAGTAAATAATGCTGATAAATCAGCGTCAACTTTTCTAGCTATTGCTTCACCAAATAATCTTCCAATATCACCTGCAACATTTCTTGGTGCAGAGTTTCTTGCAAGATCAGTTAGTGTAGTCATAATTCCAACTTCAGAAGCTGTAATAGTAACTGATGAT